ACATAACCAACCGATAAGCTGCCTGATCTACGGACAGCCGGGCACCGGCAAGACAACGCTTGCCCTGTCTGCCGACAAGCCGGTTCTGATTGACCTTGACCGCGGACTTTATCGCGTGGAAAAACGCTTCCAATGCCCTTCTCTACAGGTTGAGAATTACCAACAGATTTTAGACTTAATCAATTCGGATGAACTGCGTCCTTTTAACACAATCGTCATCGATACCCTCGGCAAGCTGGTTGACAGAATGGGTGATTTCGTTGCCCGCCAAAACCCGAAGTTCAAGCAAGGGGACGGAACCTTGTCAATGAAAGCATGGGGTGCGATTAAAATTCAATTTGCGGCTTTGGTTAAACAGATTTTTAATTCCAACAAATCGGTTATCTTCGTTGCCCACGAAAAAGAAGACAAGGACGGCGACATCCGTTTTGTCCGTCCGGATGTTTCCGGTTCTTCCGGCAAGGATATTGTTAAAGAACTGGATTTGATGGGTTACATGGAAATGAAAGGCAATAAACGCACCGTTTCTTTTACGCCTAACGAAAAATATTACGCCAAAAACGCTCTCAATCTCCCGCCGGTGATTGAAGTCCCGGATACGACTTCCGGCAATACTTTTTTCCAAGATAAAATTGTCGCTGCCGTCGCCGAAAAACGCCGGCAGGAAGCAGAACTTTTGGCAGATTATGAAAGCTTGAAAAATGTCATTGAAACAAAAGTCGGAGAGATAAAAGACATTACCGGCTTAAACGAAGTTTACGGAGAAATCCGCGGCCTTCAGGTTATCTGGGACAGTCAGATTTTTGCCAACAAAATGCTGAAAGAAAAAGCCGTTGAATTGAAAGCAAAATACAGTAAAGAAACCGGAAAATTCGAGGTCGCCGATGAATAAAAAATATCTGATAACTGCCAGTTTGTATGGTGCGTATTCTTATTATATGCACACCGATTTTGAAGAGTACGGCGACAAGGCAGAAGAAATTGAAGAAAAAGCCCGGCAGGACTGGCTGGACTGTCTGAATAAGGTCAAAAAACCGGCAAATGAAATTCTGCAACGGGGCATTAACTTTGAAACGGCTGTTTTTGAGTTGACCCAAGGCACGGAAAACGGAGATAAAAACAGCATTATTCCTCCTGTTTTCCCGACCCTTGATGAAAAAGAACAACAGACCGCACGCATCATTGCAGATATGGTTAAAGGCGGCATGTGGCAGGAAACGGTTTGCACAACAATCGGCAACTATGTTTTTTACGGTAAAGCCGACATTATTCGAGGAAACACAATTTTCGACATTAAACGCGTCAGCAAATACGACTTGGGAAAATATCTGAAATCAATCCAGCATCTTCTTTACATGGAGTGCAGCGGGATTGACAATTTCAAATATGTTATTTCGGACGGTGCGTATGTTTATGTTGAAGACTATCACCGTGATGCAAATACCCGGCAAAATCTTCTTGCCCGCACCGAACAGATGGTTTCCTTTATTCGCGGAAACGAAGAGTTTAACGCCGCTTTTGAAAAGAACTGGCATAGCAAATATTGAGGTGGGTATGTTTTTCCATAAAGCGGCAAACATTGACGGGATTCTTAAGTTTATACGACCGAAATTAGAGATAACTCTCAATTCGAGCAAATACGGGATTGATGTCGAAATAAAAAAACATTCCCGAACTCGTTCACAGGAACAAAACAAATATTTGTGGGTGATTTACAAGCACATTGTCGAATTTTGGGAAAAAACCGGTTTCATTGTCGACAATCTGCCGCTTCGGTTCATTACGTCCGATTTTTTGCATGAGTATTTCAAAAATCGTTTTGACCTCAGAACCACAACTAAAATGACGACGGCAGAATTTATGAATTACACCGACGGCATTCAAAACCTGATGGTCGAGCAAAGCAAGGGCGAGTATGACCCGATCTACCCGGACAGAAACTATCAGGAATTTTAACTAAAGGAGAAAAAAGACAATGAACGAAGAAAACAAAAACAAACTTTTCATCAGCAACCGCGACCGGGGCTTGTCGGTGGCTATTTTCAAAAAGCAAGAGGTTAACATTAAAGACGGACAGTTGCACACCACGTATTCAGCTAATATCCAGCGTTCCTGGCAAAAGCCGGAAGACAAAGGGACAGACAACTGGCAACGCCAAAGCGTGAGCCTTTTCCCGGACGAGCTTTTGAAAGTGGCCGCACTTTGCGTCCGCACTTATAACGAATTGACCGCCGGCTTGCAGAAACTATCCGTCGCAATCTTATGACGCCCCGGAACCGCCGGCATATTTTGACGACGTTCCGATGGATTTTTGAGGGTTTTCTCCCGAGAACCGCCTGGGCATGCGGCTAAAAGGCCTGATATTATGGAGGGTGGCGGAAAAGGTAGACGCGCGAAATACGGCTGAAAAAAAGACTAAGCGCGGAAACTGCGGCCGTATGCTGATGGTTTCTATGCAAGGTGCAAATCCTTGCCCCTCCCAATTTGAAAGGAAAAAAATGGTAAAAATACAGGTTGACATAGATAGATTAAGCGACATCTGCCAGCCCAAAGAGGTTGTCATTCCCGATTACTGGGAGGGTGAGAATTATTCTTTCATGCTAAGCATCGGGAAAATAAGGCTTAATATTAACGCCTATAGTAAAAAGATTATCTCCGGCACAAATTTATTAAACTTAAACGGAAGACTGGAGCTTGATGTTTTTGGGGTGGATATAGATTGCAGAGAAACAAACAACTGGTGGGGCTCGGGATCGCCAATCGGAGAGGAAGATGTCGGTATTTGTGGCCGCCCGTTCCGTGACTGGTACGGTTCATGGTACGACTTTTTTGCCGACGTAGCTTCTTACTATAAATACAATTTGACTATCAAAAAAGGGAGACTTTTTTTGATCAAAAGGGATACAAAAATCGCAGTTGTGCAAATGCCTAAACAGCTGGAACTATGTTTTTAACCAAATAACAGGAGCAAACAAATGACAAAAACCGAAACCAATCAAATCAAAGAGCTTTTTGACAACGCCGTCGCTGTTGCTTTTGAAAATACGGATATTCAAAGAACCATCTACGATACCATTCAAAAGACGATAACAACAGCCGTCGCCAATGCCGTGGACTGTTACGAAATCCGCCGCACCATCGAACAAAAGATAAAAGATACCATTAATATTCAAAATTTGGATTTTGGCAATTACGGCAAATTCGTTGAAAACGTATTCAAAAAAGCCGTCAAAGACTTCGAACTGGAGCAGCTCGACCAGCGTTTAACCAAAATTGCCCGGGAAATTTTGGGCGCCCCGGACAAGAAAGAATATAATTTGTGGGAAGACATATTGCGTCCGATGATAGCTGAGGCAGCAGACGAAGAAGAAGACGATATTGAAGAATACTACTACAGCGCATACGTTTCTTATAGACGTAGTCATACCGATTTTGGCGGAGAATGGATCTATATCACAATCAAAGAAAACAAATACAGTTCTTGCGAAGACTATGAAATTACGATCTATCATAATCAGGAAAAAGACAAATGGGAGCTTATAAGTTGCACCTGTCCCTGCGGCTTCAAGATTTCAGACACTTATGATACTCTGACCTTCAAAAAATCTTTCAACGAATTACAAAAAAGAATGATCGACCTCGTCATGAAAGGCTGCACCCTCACTGGCGTTGACACTGCGCTTTCTTATTTGTCGGAGGAGTAAAGACCATGACAAAAACCCCCGAAGAACTGACAGAGGAATGGAAAGCGGGAGAGCTGGAGGACGGATTGTATTATATCCTTCTTGAAAATGGAAAAACGCCCATATCCGAACTTGAGACTTGGTATAGAACAAACATTGAGGAATCAAAAGAATATTACGAAACAGAGCAAGCTTTTTATGGATACTCGGATAATATGATTAGTGAAGTCCTCGCTCCCGTCCCCACTTATGATGAATACAAAGCCATACAAGAGGAGCTTGCCGAACACCGGTATTACTGTTGTTGTATGGAAAACGAAGTTATGCGGCTGAAACTGGCGGAAATGGAAGAGAAAAACAAAATATGGGATGAACTTGCAAAGCCCGAAGATTTTGACGCTATTGGCAATTTTTTTGATGAGCACGATTTTTCCGTTGCCGACTTGCTGGCTATCATCTGCGCCCGGCTAAGCGAATTTCCGGAAAAAGTATTTACCACCGAATTTATGGTCAACGGCCACGAGTTCGGCATAAAGATAAGGAGAAAATAATGATAAAAAGAAATCTTGACGGTTGCTATTTCCGCGTCCGCCGCGGGGAGAAATACGAAGACCTGTGCTTCTCTGACCTCACCTGCGACGAGCAGGAAGCGGTTTTGAAAGACAGATCCCCGGAGTTCATTGTCGGGCTTACCCTGCATCTTGCGGAAACCATCCGCAAAATCGGAGATGAATTTGATTTGAGAGGTGAAAACCATGATTGACGGGTTTTACACAGCAGAAGAAA